AACTTAAGTGCTAATCTTTTAAGAAAGTTAGGCTTTTTGGGAGCCTCATTCTTAACAGATATATCAATGATTGGTTCAGTATCAATCTTTTGGCGAAAGAAGTCAACACCTGCCAACACCTCTTTTAGTCTTTTCTCCAACCTATCAGTCTTTTTAGACACAATCTGCAATTTAGTCTCTAATTCTACCAACCATTCTTCTTTGATATGGTGGATCATATCTTATGAAGCCAACCCATTACTCCTTTGTAATTGTGTAATTGGCGGTGGCAGGCCGTAATTTTATAGTTTTGGTCAAAGGAGATAAAGTTCATCGGGGCGCCGGTGATATTAACTGATATATGACCAGGCCATCCTGTTACGCCTGGGTAATATCTCCATATAACAATATCACCATTACCAGGAAAATTATCTCTACCATTAGTAATACGAGTAAAGTAATTAGGATTATATTTCTCCCATACATTTTTAGCATATTTAACAGGTGGAATAGCCACATAAGGTTCTACTGCTAAAACCTCTTTTAAGTACTGTCTAACCAGATCAACACATTGGTATCCATAATGACCATCATAATCAATATATTGACCGTTATATTTATTGATAAAATAATCAAACGTCATATTACTCCTTTTTTAATAGGTCTAATAAATGAGTTACAGCCCAAAATCCTACAAAGAAGGTAATGGCAATTTGAAAGGCTGGAGAGTTGGGGTTGCCTAAAACGTAGTTGATAGCGTTTAACATCAGAAACCCCGCTATTAAGATATTCCCTCCGTAAACGTAAAACCTTCTCTTGTGAGTTAGTAACCCGAAACACAGAATTATCACTAAGAGATACTCAAAGATTCTAAGATACGCCCAAAAATTGTTCATATTAGCTCTTTATTCCAAGCCAAGCAGAGATTGAAGCAGCCAGGGTGGTAAAAGCCATTGAGATAACTGCTAACACTCCTACTTTGGTTTCAACCGCTGTTATCCGATTATCCTGTTTATCCTGCTTGTCTGATACCTCTTTTATAACCGACTTAATCTCACGAATATCAGCCTGAATATAATCAAGTTTAGTAGCAATTACATCTATATTCTGTGAGTTGGTATTATTGTTGGTTATTTGACGGGTCATAGTTCGGCACTCCAGCCTAAATAAGCGCTAGTATTTACCGCCCTAGCTGCACTACCTTGTCCGGCAGTTAATCCTGAGGCTACGGTAAGGTTTGTCAGTGCGCTATAAGTTGTAGCCATACTAAATTCTGGTACAGCCGAGCAAGCCGTGGTCGTATTGGTGTGGGCAATACTATAATCTGTTGCCGTTCCAGATTGCTCTACAGCTGATGGCGCAGTTCGTAAAATAACCGGGAAGTTGGTAATATAAACGCCCACAGTAGTAGAGGTATTAAATCCAGTTCCCATCCTTGAGGATGCGGCTGGAGTAATCCTAAAATAATACCTCTGACAATCAGCTAATTCCTGAGCATAACTCTTTGCTTGAAAAGGTAACGCTACTTCTCCAGCACAGAGTTGGACTTGGGCGATGTCAATGTTACCGGAACCAACAAAGGTTTCAGCAGTAGTAGCACCAACTTTATCATCATAATTAGTTCCCCACATATAATAAATAGATAATCTAAGACTATCATCATTAGCTGTTCCAAATGTTTTGCTCGCAAGTGTATTTGTAGTAAAAGTGTGGGTATATTTTGTCCAGGTTGAAGTTAATGTCCAATTAGTTCCATTTATAGATTCATCAGATGTTGGACTTCCACCAGTTCCATAGTTTTGATTAAGAGTTATTCCTATTTTTTTATTAGCAATATCACTTTTAGCCCAAAATGAAACTGTGACTTTTTTACCATCGCCACACAAAAGTCTTGTTCCATGTTCAATGGGTTGAAGAATAAAATGTCTTGAATCATTCCCATAACTAGAACCAGCTCCATTTGTAGCCAACCTTGAATAATAAAAAGCATTAAAAATATCGCCAGGAGTTAAAGCTTGTCTGCTTCTAGTTAAGGTTGGGTTTGTCCCACCATCAACACTAGATGTTTCTCGCCATCTATCAGCTAAAAAGGTTGAAGCAGCAGCAGTTACCGCTACACTTGTCCCTCTCTGCCACACATCAAAATTACCATTCATGATGGCTTGTCTTGCCATTGAGTAATTAGGCACAATATCAAAGTATTGAGCGTCATATTCAGAGTAGGCTTGAGCATTACCAGTACCTTTACCAATCAATTTAAGGTCAATATTGGTATCTCCACCAGTAGCACTAATAGTTGGTGCAGTTGTAGTGGCTGCATTAGTAACGGTAATTTCGTTGACAGCAGAAGCAGTTGCCGGGGTTTTAATAGTTTCATTACCACTTGTATCTAAAAGTTGGGTTAGTTTGTGGGTTCCAGTATCTATATCATGGTCAACATCAAAAGTATCAATAATGGCTTGTTGTTGAACCACATCGTTAATAAACTCTACCACCTCACCAGTAGCATGATCTTGGTCGGTTGACCCACCCATAGCTCTGGTTAAGCCGGTTAGAGTGGCCCCAGAAGTGCCAGTAAATTGAATATATTCTCTCCCGGCTGCTGCCAACACATTTCCACCAGAATCAATGCGGTTTACTACTAACAAACCAGGTTTGTTTTGAATCCCGGTAGTGTTGTTTAGGGTAAGGGAGGTGGTTGCTCCCGTGTTTAAGTCCGCATTTAACTGCTTCTGTAAAGCATTTTGTGTAGGTGGTTGTAATATCCCAACTGCCATAGTTCTCCTTTATTTAATGTTATTACACTCGTTGTGACGATGACAATACCCCACTACTCTGGGGCTTGGCTTTCATGGTTATTTTTAATAATTCCCAATTACTGTCAGTGGATGTAGAAGTCACTTCGGTTTGCACCTGCCTAACCTGCTTAAAGACGGTTCCCCATCTGGTTAATTCATCTACCGAGACAGAATAATCGGTTGAGTTAGACAGTCCATACTGGGCGGTTCCCCACAAATCCACCCCCCAACCGGATAAACCAGCAGTTTCAGAGCCAGTAATAGTAAAGGTTTTGGCGTTATAGTTAGTTCCATCCCTGTCTTCTACGATAATGTTGACCGTCACTGTCCCGGTAATAGCCCTAAAGAGGATGTAGAAGTACTCTAGGATGGAGAGTTTAGTCCAGTCACCAAAGTCCTCTTTATTGGTTCTCAGGGTTTTAACAATAGCCGTCCCATTATCGTTATTAACTGAAGTAATAAATTCATAGACAGTTGTATCTTCATTGCTCCCGATAATCCACCTCTCTGTACCAGTAGAGTCCACATATTTCATGAGCTTAGTAAGGCCGTATGGCAGAGTCCAAACTCCAGCAAAACAACCTCTTTCCCGATCATAAACTACGCACTGTTTTAATCTGGGGAAAGAAAGGATATATTTATGGTCCACATAGAAAGCGCAAGCAGTTGCGTAATCTTCCTCTCCAAGTTTATCAAAGTATGGTCTGATTCTAGCCGAAACCTCATTAGTGCGGATAATGTTGAGGAAGTTGGGTTCATAGCCAGTGACATAAATACCATCCCGGCCAAAGTAGAAAGTATCATTCTCTACGGTGGCTACCGTATCTGGAGAAGAACACCCAAGCGAAGTAGAAATGGGGATGTAACTAGGATCTAATAGGTAGAATGGTCCAACTGTAACGAAGTCTAATTTAACCAGATATGATGAGTTATTCTTGTAAACCACAATGCGGTCAGCAATGGGTTGGACCTCAATCGCTACAATGTCATCACCACTATCAGGCTCAATATCCACACTCCCACCACCATCCATTAAACTAAAAGAAGTATGGTCTGGATATTTAGCACTAATAAGTAGGGTACTAGGATTATCCTTATCCACCATTAAAAGCCGATTTTGATACCTTTTAATCAGTGGAGACTTAACTCCACCGGTTGTATTGGTTAGTGGGGGTGTAATGGTGGCGGCTGAATCAGCTCCTAGGTCACGATAGGAAAGGGTGGAAGCATCTACTGCCGTTAAGAAGGTTTCATCTCCCTGTAGGCCACGGTAAATCTCATAGCCACTTAGGGTGGCAGCCGAAGGAGCAGACCACCATAATTGAATGGTAGTAAGAGTTAAATCTGAAGGAACGTTAGAAATTACATAGTTAGTTGATGGTTGGGTATGACCGCCATTTATTGAGTTAGCCACTACTTTGTAGGAATAGCGGGCTGGTCCAGCCACTCCTGAGATATTAGAGGCGTAAACGCCAGTTGGGGCTGAAATAGTAGCATATACAGACAAATCAGTGCCATCATAACTAACCAGAGATACGTCTTCCGAGACCACATAAGTTTCCCCGCCAAGTTGTTCAAATCTAACTGTTGTACCAGAGGGCCATGAGGCTCCATTTATTTGAGTAAAACTGACCCCGTTCTTTTTTACCAGATAACCATCATCAGTCAAGGCTAAAACATCATTAAAAGCATCTTGATTAAATGTTCCCAGTCCCCTGACTCTGCCGTTGGTTCCGGCAGTGAAATACACCGAGGAACCCCACCTACCCGTTGGGACACCAGAGCCTTCTAAAAGAATATTGTCTGCCTGGGCCATTTCTTCTCGTTTTAATTCAGTGGGGCGAAGCAGTAAATTTAGTCCTTTACGCCAAGTATTCCATTCTGGTTGAACTTTCTTACCAGCTTGGTATGGCGGGAGCTTTGTGTTGAATGAGGGCATATTAGGCTAATGGGTTACGAAATCCTGCAGGGGAAACCCGGTACTGACCACCCGGCGACTTCATATCCCTGGATACTAAGTTTTTAAGTTTCCGGTCAGCAATGGCATCAACATAGGGGAATTTCTCATCACCCCTAGCCTGGAGAACATATGATTCGGTTTTAGCCACCACATATGATGGGTCTGGTAGTTCGCAAATATCGCTTAGGGTAGCAAAGCCGGATGGAAAGGCTTGATAGGTAAAAGAGAGCGTACAGTTAGCTTCTAAGTTGTTAAAGACGGTGGTGTACCCAATTCTGGGATTACCCAAAACATAACAGTACTTATCTGAAGAACCTTTGTTGTATCTTTCATGCGGGTCTATTTCTGGAAAATCCACCCAGGTACCACCAACTAATTGTTTGGGGTTAATTTTAAATTCTCGGAAGCCGGTAGGCAGGGAGATGGAAGCATTGGCAGCCGGATTAACTTCATAAACCCGGTCAAACTCAGAGAACTGGTAAGTTCCCACTGCATCCCAAATAGCCTGATTGGCATAATTAACACGGGTATTTAATTCGTCACCAGAAGGAGCAGAAGCCTCTAAATCAACATAACTGTTTACATCAACTAAAATCTCATTTAATGTCCGTGGCATAATTAACCTCCAATTTTAGTTTTACTTTATGTTTTCTAAATAGAGGTTGTAAAGATTAAGTCCTTATCTTTTTGAATAGCTCACTTATCTCCTCAGTACCATAAAAGTAGGGAATGGGATCAAAACCATGCCTATCTATGAATCGCTTCTTATTAGCCTCAAAATGGACAGAAATGTCAGGAGCCTTATCAGTCTGACCCTCTTTATGTCGGATGGTTTTGGAGAAGTTGGTATAAATCTTTAAACCCTTTCCCATTAAACGCACCCAATAATCGGTATCCTCAAACTGAGCGGGGAAATAACGGTCTTCATCAAAATAACCCACTTTATCTATAGTGTTTCTAGTCAACATAAAACAGGCCCCAGAAGGCCAGCGATAGTTTTCCTGTATGCCCATGCCACCAGGAAGCCCCTCTACCCTGGGATTAGCCATACCAGCATCAGGCATATCCATAGCTTCTCTCATGCACTCCAACCAACCATCCCTCACAATAATGTCGTCACCAATGATAACTAAATATTTCCCCCTAGCGGCCTTAAGACCCAAATTCCACCCATGACTAATGCCAAAGTTTTTATTCAGTCGGATATAGGTATCACACTCCCAGTCATGCCTAACCGTAGAACCATTATCTACCACAATTATTTCCTGATCTGCTCTTTGGGGAATAGAGTTAATGCACTCCAGACCCATTTCTAATAGTGCCGGAGTCCGGTGATAAATCAACATTATTACCGAATAAGTCGGTTTAATTAGATTCGGGTTTCCAGTGTTTGCCATAAAGCACTCCAATCATATCCGGGTGATAGATATTCACTCACCATATGAGTAGCAAAGGTGGGAATGGGAACAAAAAGTCTATGGCCCTTTTTATAAAGTTCATACCATACGTCACCGTCTAAGTAGCCATATTTGGTAAGAAGGGGGTAATTCTTTTTAACTGTTTCAACCTCACAACCCCAGGTCATTGTATTGCGCTCAGTCGTCCGGTAATGGTGATTACCAATCAATTTAATCCCACAAACATCTGCATGTAACCCAGAATCACGATAAAAGTTAGGATGATCGTATGGCGACAGAACACTGCCTTCTGGCAGCCCCTCCAAGGCCTCAAGGTACTGCTTTCCGGTTCCTGGCCGGTAAAGGTAGTCACACTCCTGAAATAGAACATACTTGGATTCAGACGAACCAATAGCCGTGTAGTAGGAATGATTCATGGTTCCATTTATGCCTATTTGAGTATATTCGGCTGAAAATGGTACAGTCACCATTTGGAGAAGCTTTTCATACTTTCCCTGGGGAGCATGATCCAAAATGAAGTGAATATGAATATCCTGTCCCTCAAATGCCTGTAGGAAAGAGGTTAAGCATAGCTTGTTTAAAGCATATTTGTTTTCTTGAAATATTGGTGACGGATTAGTAGAGGGAATATCCGTCATTCGGTAAATTACTTTCATAGGCTTTTTAATACCTCCCCAATGAAGTCAATCATTTCTTGGGTAATAGATGGATGAACAGAAATAAAGACCCCATTTTCCATGACATCATCAGCGTGGGTTAATTTAAATGGGACAGACATATTTATCCCATCATACGCCGGGTGTTTAGTAATATTGCCGGAAAATATAGTGCGGCACTCAATATTATTAGCCTCTAAGGTACTCATCACATCTTTTCTGGCTATGCCCCGGCAATAGAAGGGAAAGGAGAACCAACAAACATCAGCCCCCTTTATCGTGTTAACCGTTTCAAATAACTGCAACTTAGAAAAGACTTTTTGCAATCTCTGATAGTTTTTGGCCCTAGCCTGTTTAAACTTTTCCAACTTCTTTAATTGGATTCTGCCAATGGCGCACTGTAATTCCAAAGGCTTTAGGTTGTAACCTATTTCCTCATAAACATAACGCTCCCGGTAGTCGTCCGGGAATCCCGGATAAGTGTAAATCTTATCTGTTCCAGAAGCTCTACCCCACTCCCTCATTTTCTTGGCCGCATCAGCCAACTTATTATCGTTGGTTAGAATGGCCCCACCCTCACCCATGGTAATAATATGGGCGGCATGAAAGGAAACGCAGGAAAGGTCGGCATAGGTGTCAATAAATTTACCATTTAGTTTGGTTCCATATCCGTCACAGTTGTCACTTATGATTTTTACTTTAGAACCCACAATCTTTCTAAGCTTAATCAAATCTACGGGGTTAGAAGCGACATGAACTGCAATCACTGCCGCTATGTCTTCTACCTCAACCACTTCTTTTAAAGCATTTAAATCCAAAAGCATATTCTTATCACAGTCAATTACGACCGGAATGTGACCATTTTGAATGATAGCGTTAAAAGCCGTGGGGAAATTAAGAGCCGGAATAGCAATTAGACTTTCAGGTGGTAATTTTAAGGCTGCTACAGCCAGCAATAAAGCAGAACTGCCGGAATTGACCACTACAGCACGTTTTACTCTGGTAGTATTTGCCAATTCTACCTCAAGAGCCTCACTTTCCGGTCCAATAGTCCACCTTTTGCCACCCTGCGAGTCGTAAATTCGTAACATTGCCTCACGCTCTTCTGAACCGCACATAGCACCACCATACTCAATTCTGTCTATTCTTTTTTTAAACATATTTCTGTCTCCTTTTGAATAATTGGCTGCAACTTTTTACTCCTAACCCACTCCCAAGTTTTCATTAAACCGTCTTCAATCGGTGTCTCGTTATATCTCGTAAGTTCTCGTTGTCGGGTGTGGTCAGCCAAGAACATGGATATTTCCTGGGGTCTTCCCTTAAGCATTTCAATCTCACCGGTTAAGCCAGTTATATTTTGAATTAAATCAGACAGTTCTTTAATAGAGATGTCTTTCTCTGAACCCACATTTAAAGTTTTATTGTTGTATTCCGGTCTTAAAGAATCCACCATAACCCCAACCACATCATCTACATAGGAGAAAGCCCGGCGCATCTTACCAAAACCAAATAGTTTATATGGCTCACCCTCAATTAACTTCCTCATAAACAGAGCCACTACGTTTTTATATGGGTCCCTCATGTTCTGCCCTGGTCCATAAATGTTATGAGGTCGGAAAATCACATAATTAAAGGCGTGAACCTTACTCATTATTTGCAGCATTTGCTCACAGGCCAACTTATTTACCCCGTAAATGTCTTTAGGAATGGTGGGTCCATCTTCTTTATATGGGACGTTAGCCTCTCCATAGACTGCCACGGATGAGGTGTAGATAAATCTTTTAACGCCAGCATTAATTGAGGCCTTTAGAGTGTTAACAAAAATACCAGAGTTATTCTGAGTCATATAAACAGGAGAGTTTTGCCCCCTAGACTCGGCTGCTTCTGCTGCCAAGGCATAAACCACATCGGGCCTAACTCGCTCAAAGACAGCATCGGTTTGTTTCTCATTGGTCAGGTCACAACCAGTGGTGGTAGAAATACCAACCACATCATGTCCCAGACTTACTAACTTTTTAGATAGATTAGAACCGATTAATCCTGAACTACCAGTTATGGCAATTTTAGACATAGGTATCCCAGATTTTAAAATATTTATCGCTAACTTTGTCCATATACTTTCTGGATTCGGTTATGCTCATTTCTTCTGGTAGTTCAAACTCTAGTCGGCGTTGGTTTAGCTTCTCATTTCTAACTGGAGTTAGTTTTCCCGATTCAAGCTGATACTTCAACCAAATGTATCTTAGGTCATTTAATCTGGTTGTCCGCTTTTCTCCCAACTCATTCTGTTTTTCTTTTAAGGGTTCCCAGTGATCCAAGCCCACTGCCTGATTAGTATCATCAATAATAATCTTGTAACCGGCCATTAAAGCTCTTAGGGCTATTTCGGTGTTGTCGTAGCCCAAGCCATCATTAAAGAAGTCATACCAGCCACCAAGGTGGTCTAAGATCTTTCTAGGAATAGCGCCATAATTCATTTCAAAGTCAGATGGATTCTCAGTTAATCTCATGCCCAAATATTGATTTCGGATATTGCTTTTAATGTACTCCCCAACCACGTCTGTTTTGCCATTAAACCAGTCTTCACTGTCAACATCTGGTTCGTATTTTGGATAGTAGAATCTATCGGTAGGAGCAATTAAAGCATTGGGTTGATGGCGGTAAATATCTACCAACATTTCTATGCCGTTTTTTGGCATTAAAATAAAGTCCTGCAAGTAAACCAATAATTCTCCATTAGAATTTCTCCACCCAATATTGTTGGCAGTAGAGAGAGAAAAGAAGTATTTATCGCTTTTAAGGCCTCTCACATATTTATGTGTTAACCCACTAACATACAATTCCATTACCTGTTTTCTGTTTTTCGGATAATCATCCACCACAATCCACTCAATATTTTGATGGGTCTGCTCGGCAATGTTGTGGGCCATAATGTTCCAGAAACCTTTACGAATGGTGGGAGTGATAATACTCACCAAAGGATTGGGTAAGATTCCAGCAAATATATGGCTCCACTTCTCGGCAATGGTGGGCCACTCAAACCGGCGGGAGAACTTCTTGCCCTCATGACTTAAATGTTTCCATCGGGGATAATCACCCATTAATGCTAATAATTCCTTTTTAAACTCATCTTGGACGGCCTCATCGGTAATATTGCCCTCTATCTTAATGCCAGACTGGACGACTTCATCTAGAGCGGTATATCTGTTTTTATCTTTGAAATTACAAACTACAGGCACTACCCCGTCTTTCTGACAATCCAGGGCGGTTATACAGTTAATCTCAGTAAAGTAAGTCGGATAGGCCCAGATACCACAGTTTCTTCTAATCCGTCTTAGTTCTGTTTTGCCCACCCTGCCATAATGCTTAATGCCATCATATTCCATCATTCTGGAAACTGATTCTTTCCACTTCATTCTCTCTGGATTGCCGGAAGCAGCCTTATCAAACAAATCCCAACCATAAGTAATATGTAGCTCAGCATCAGGATATTGTTTTTTAATCTCAGGCCACATAAACAGGAGAATATCTAGCCCACGGTCATAAGAACTACCCCAGAACAGTCTATGCGGTCTGGCTAGGTTGTGTTTTAAATTATGCTTCATAGATATTTCTCTTTTTTAGTTTCTAATTTGTGGCAACTCCTACAAAGGGTTCTACCATTATTTATATCCCACATTGTTTTCAAATCTCTATCTCTATACAATTTATAAAATGGTATAGGATAATGATCTGCCTCCATGTTTGCTCCCCTTATTCCACAAAGTTGACATATATAGTTATCTCTTTCAAAAACCCCAATTCTCCAGCATTTATATGTTTGGGATTTTCTTAAACTTATTTTTTCTGGTGTAATTCCCCCCATCCAATGCCAATGCTCACTGCCTCTTTTTACTGGCAACCAATAACCATAGCCAAGTTTTTTATATAACTCGCTTCTCTCTTTTCGCCATTCTAATGTTCTTTTTTTCCCAGCGTTAGATTTGCCTATGCTTGCCACTATCTTTTTATATTTAGGATTATTTCTATATCTCTTCTTAAGAGCCAAAGACATTTTTTCTTTTGTTGCGGTTGACAATTTCCATCTTTTACCATTGGCCCCACTTGGTTTTCCGATTCTACTTTCATAAAAACATTTTTTTGAACAAAACAAACCCTTACCACACCACGTAAACCACTCAAAAGGTTGCTTACAGTTTTCACAAATTCTAGTTATTTTAGACATATATTAAGTTTAACATTCAGAAACACCATTTGAAACAACAATAAATTTTTCATCAGGGATACTTGGCCCCATAGAGCGGTGATATTTACTCTTTACAAAGAAGCCATCAATAGAGTCCAGTCGGTTAAGATAATCTGCCTCATTCCAAACATCATGAAGGTCCACATAAAACTTCTTGCTGCTGACAATATTAGACATAAATCCAGACCGCCATTGAATGAAGATATTAAACTTATCTTTAGGATTAAAATAATACCAGGGTAAATAGTAAACCCCATCTATTAAGCCCCTCTCTCCACCCGGATCACAGTAAACATAGACTTTGTAACCATTCTTGGCCCACTCTTTAGAAAGCTGAATTACGGCCGTTTCACTGCCACCAATGCCCCTTTCTAGACTCAGACCGCTCCACTCTTCAAAGTGCTTCTGGTTAAAGTTGGCATAGTAGCAAATTTCATTTGAGGCCCAGACTTTAGGCTTAACATATTTGTTGTAAAGTCCTATCGCAAAAGGCTGCATGGAGATAGAGTTTGGCAGGGCCTTCATTAACTCTACCACCGCTTTTTGCTCATCAGTTCTAACCAGATACTTAGAGAGTTTATCCACCCACTCACAGGCCTCATCTAGTTGGCTTAACTCCTTTAGGTATTTAGTGTTTTCTTTGTTTTGCTCGGTAGGATTCAATTCCTCTAGTTGTTGGGCTACTTTGTAAGCCTTTTTAGTGTTGCGACTTACATTCCAGTAGTAATTCATTAAAAGTTCTGCCGATAAAAGTTCCTTCTCTAAAACATTGTCTATCTGGTTGCCTGGATCATCTTCATCCATCTGGAGTGACTTCTCCATCCACCACTTCATTTTGCTGTAATCTTTCTTGGAGAAATAGAGCGCAGCCAGTCTCATATAGAGAATGACGTAATTGGGGTATTCTTTAACGGCTCTTAGATAGAAGTCCTCAGCCTCATCTACCCTACCAAGTTTCTGGGCGCATTGGCCCATCAATTCGCAAGCACTTGCACGTTCCATATCCCAACCAGACAGTTGGAGGTATTCATGCCCAAGTAAGATACATCTCTCTAGAATTTCGGGTTCATCTAATTCTTTATAAATCTTCATTAGGTAGAGAATAGTTCTAGGATCTGGTTGGCCTGATTGCCTCTCGTCTTCTAACTCAAGTTCTAAAAGCTCCTTATTCCTTAAAGTCCTACCCATAGTCTTACCCTCACTCTCGGCTCTAGGCGCACCTAGATGGAGAATGGCTATGGGTAATTCTTCGGTGTAAGGTTGTTTGGCATATCTAAAATCCAAGCCCTCAAGGTGAACTGGGTTCTCATGAATCCGTTTCTGCCACACCATCTTCTTAGGACTAATGAGTCTCTCCTTCATGTGTTTTATTTCTACCCTAGTTAGGGTTTTGGCCGAAGGTTCTCCCTCAAACTGACACCCATACCAGTATTCAAAATAAACACAGGTTTGCCGCTTATTAAGAGCGGCTTTGGCAATAGACCGAAGGTTCTCCCCACCAATAAGCACATCATCAGCATCCACCCAAAAGATCCAATCAGCCTTATTATCTGCCTGGAGGAAGTTATAGTTTCTCTGTTCGGAAAAGTCCTTGCCCCACTTTAAGTAAGAGTATTTAATCTTGGGTTGAGTTTTGCACCATGCCTCAATCTGTTCTACCTTATCACCATTAGCGGTAATACATATCTCTTCTACATATTCTTCAAAGGAAGCAACTGCCGACTTTAACTTAGACAGTTCACTATCGTCTTTAACAATTAGACAGGCCGAGATCATCATATACGCTGTGTATATCTAAATATCGGATATTCCTTGACAAACTTTAATTGAAATTTACGCTCATTAATATTATTGCCGGTGTAAAACTTCTTCATCAAATACCAGACAAAGGTTGGGGTAGATGATAAGCTCCTGCCTGTATGTAGGGCCTGTTCCCTGATGGGCAACTCTGAAGCCAGGTGTTCATCCCTATTTGCCTTCCATTGGGCATACTGAGTCGGATAGGTATCCTCCCAGGCAGCAATAATTACCGTCATGAGTTTCCTACCAGATTCGGTAAATAAATCATTGGGTTTACCTAATTTGTCCCAGGCCTCAGTTAAATATTTGGAAAGCAGAATCGCTTGGTCAGTGGGTATCTCGTACTCTTCTTCACCCATTTGAATGATGTTGCCCATAAATCCAAATTACACCAAAAAGCCCACTCTTGCAAGTGGGCTAAATTGGTATCTATCTGTATCAAACTATTACAGACCTGTGTTGTAACCGGTTCTGCGTACTGAAGCACGTTGAGCGTAGGAGACCAAAGAGAACTCAGTGATATAAGTACCACTGACGTAGTCACCATCTTTGGCACGATCTTCCCAATGGGGTTCACCGGAATCGGTTAAGAAGGAGTGTTCAAAACATTCCTCTCTTAACATATAGGCGGTTAAGGTCCCTGCGGTTGCACGCACATCCTTGTGGGCGATTACAGTGATGGTAGGACCAACCTGTGAATCGTACACCCGGACTTCTTGGGTTAAGCGTTTGTCCACTGCTTGCACGTTGCGGGTTAAGTTAGTTCCGAACCCGGCAACACGCCTCTTAATGACTACTGGAGCCACTAAAAGGTCGGCTACATATTCGCTGCCAACCTGAGTCCAAGACTCTTGAACCATATCGTTCAATTCAGTCTCGGTGAAGGACGTACCGGAAGCACGACCCGTGACATTGGTAGAGATACAAAGATCAATACCAGCCATACCACGAGCGACACCAGAAAGACCAGCACTGGGACCAGCACCATTGATGGTGAGGTATTCCATGTCGGCTTTAAGGTTCTTCAAAGCACGTTCTTTCTCTTTACCAACTGCATCTTCACCAGTAACCATAGCGATTGAGGCCTTAGTCCGTGAAACACGAACAGGTCGGGCGGCAATAGCCGTATAGTTAGAGGTTCTGCTTTCGGCAGTTAGGTCAGCGTAAGAAGTAGCTGCACCTTCAGCAATAACGGTTACACTAGTCGGTCTAGCTGCGTAATAGGTATTCCACTCGTGAAGAGTATTCAGAGCGTTAGGACCTTTACCCAAGTTTGATACGAAGTAGTTATCTTCGTTTGGAGAAACATCTTTCAAAATAGAAAGAAGCGACTCTCTCATCTCCGAAGAGCCTACATAAGTATCTTTTCCAACTGGCATAATTTCCTTTAATTGCTAATTAATATCCCGCTCTCTTTAGCCTTTCTAGGAGAGCATCACGACTACCATGCTGCATAGCTTTAACAATTTCGTTAGTGTCAGCCTGAGTAAATCTAGCTGTCTTTACGCTTGCCCCGCTTGCGACATTAGCTTGAGCGACTTGTTCTTCCTTCTTTTGAGCAACCTCTTCTGCCTGTTTAGATGGTGTATTTTTGTAATACAACTCGGCTACTTCATCGGCTGCCTGAAGTAAATCACGATGGCCTTGGACCATCTGATAGACCACGGTTTTCTTAACTTCGTTAAAAAACTTCTGGTCAAATTCAGGCGACTTTGGATCAAGTTGGGGGTACTTTTTGTGAGCTACCCTGACTTGAGCCGACTCTTCCATATTCTCAATTCTTTTTTCTAATTGAGCGGTTCTGGCTTGAGCCTGTCTAGCCTCATCCTGAGCTTGCTTCAATGTCTGTTTTAACAAGCGTTCATCAATGTATCCGTCCTTATCCACCAAATTGTCGTAAATTTGGTTGACCTGAGGTTGAGTCAATCCCGGTATCTGACTTGCATCAGGAACGGGAGCTGTCTCCTGGGGACGTAATTCATCAAACACAGTTTTCTGATTAGTGGCCTCTAAGGCCTTAATCTTTTCCGAAAGCTCTTTATTATGCTGTTTGAGTTTTTCAAACTCTTTAGCCGTTCTTTCGGGAACCCCTTCAGGAAGGGAATCGGTATCCTGGGTTGGTTCGGTAGCGGTCACTTCTACCGGCTGTTTCTCCTCAGCCACATTTTCTTGACCTGGTTTCGGTTCGTTAGGCATAGAACCTTTCTTTCAAAGTGCTATATCCAATTGTAATTGCCAAATTTAGACTCCAGGCATTAGAGTTCGGATATATGGATGGAGTAAACAATATGTTCGGGGGGGTTGTCAATTTGTAAGATATTTATAAAGCTCTTGTGATCTGGGACCAGTCCAACCAGCCCCACAACGGCACTTCACCCAACCATTAGACCAAACAACTTTATGTTTATGGTCACACCTTTTAAAGGAAATATCTTTCTTTTCCTGCCTAGCCTCAAATTCAGAAACTTCATCTTCAAACTTTAGGGGTGGGAGCTTGGCCGAGTGTGATAGTGGCATTTTTGGTCCTATTCCTAATATCTTCTATCCGAGCCGAGGCTCCGTCTATTAGAAGAATAATCTCTCGGTAGGCCGACATGCGGTAGTAATCAAGCTGGTAGGCCCTGAGGAAGTCCTGGTCCGTTGGGTAGTCCCCCGGTTTGGGCCATCGGTTGAGGAGCTGTTTGTTGAGGTGTGGCCTGAGGTGGAGCTGCCATTCCGGGGTTTGGCTGATTCGGTGGTAAGCCTCCTGGACCTCCAACTCCTCCTGGAATTGCTTGACCCGGTTGTCCTTGGATATTCTGGAAATATTTGCCCGCATCTGTTAGTCCTGATTCTTCAAATATATCGGTTAATAGCCCTCTCAATATAGGCCGGACCCCCTCGGTTGTCAATCCTTGCTGAATCACCGGATTCGTTAACAAGGCAACAGCCTGGTTCCTAGCGAAAGCCATATCTTCTTTAGAGCCAGCTTCCATAGACTTAATATCAGGAACATAATCGTATGATCCATCTAAGTCTTCTGGAACAACACTAAGTTCAGCATTGTCTTCTAATTCAGACTCCCTTAGTTTGGGCTTGATAACTAACTTGTTGGGATTTCTCTCCCCAGGATTTTCAATGATTGGGAATTTGGGAATTTGGGAAGCCTCAAACATTTGGGCCAAGTCGTTCTCATTAACTTCATTGCCGCCATCAATCAAATCACCCACAGTTTGACCAATCATCTCACTGGCTTCTGGAGGCACTTCCATGTCGCCCATGCCCATGCGTTTAAAGTAATCATAGGCTTCCCGGCCCACAATCCTTAAAATGTGTTCACTCTTGTTGGGGTCTCTGAATAGGAATTGTTTGTTGTTGGAAATCCACATAGAAACCACATCCCGAACAAACTCAGATAATTCGGACTGGTTCTTCTGGTCACGGGTGTTTTGTTGTTTAGCGTGGTATTTAACCTCAGTGGCAGTAGTGTCAGCTTTGGTGGGATCAAGGTTACTAATACCCTGTGACAATTCGCCTATGGCCGAGTTGAAAGCCGCTACTAAGGCCGGATAGGTATTCTGGAAATAACGGACACTATCGGCTCTGGATTCCATCTCTGTAACGGCGTTGACGTTATCCATTAGCCAGTGGGCCTCAGGCTCATAAACCAAAGTCTCTACCCTGGCTGCCCCCTCTACTACTTTTAGTGGTGGTCGCATCTTTAAGATAACCTCATCCAAGAAAGCACAGACAATAGCTTGGATAGCAATCCATAACTCCATTACCGAACCCACCTCACTCTCGCCCAAGTTATCTCCATCTATGGGATAGTACCTCAATTGAGAAATGGGAATCCTGCGGTGGTCATAGGGGTTATCTAACACTCCTAAAAGGATGTTGTATTGAGGCGCAAACACAATCCATTTATCCCGGCGGTATTCAAAGACAATCTCAACGACCGGAAAGGCCTCGTCTGTTCCCAGTCTGTCTTCTAAGCCCTCTAATTCTTTAATGCGGTGTTTCCATTCAGTGTCACGTCTTTTCTGAGCCGGACGTTTCTTGTCCATGACTTTTTCCAAATCACTAAAACCTGGGAACATATCTTTGTTGGCAACAATGTCTTCCCACTCTTTCCACATCCGGTGTTGGAACCATTTAGCATCTCTAACGTGTTCGCAGTTGGGATCTAAACCACAATCACGGATATTTAAAGGCTTCATCTCATTACCATCAAAGATTAGTTTCTTCCCGTCCTTCTCAGTCTTCCAGTAAACATAAGCGAATTTACTTTGATACATCCTGCCATCAATGTCGCACACTCCAATTTTCTGGTTCATGGTTCCACCCTCATTGGCGGTATCCCATTGGTAGGAAATGATCGCATTGTGGATTTTAGCCTTAACTACATCCCCGCCCTCACGAGGATCTACTCTACCCTTTAAACTGCGGTTAGTCAGACGGGCGTTTTTCTCTAATAAGGCGGTTCGGATACGGGGATCTACCGTTCTACTAATAAACGGCCAATCATCCGGCAACTTACCCCAATAAGCATCGGTAATATCATCCCAACCATTATCACGGGAGGCTCTTTGAGCGTTATCGTCAGTCCACCACTGATAATGTTGGGTGGCTTCCAGCAAATAGTCGTCATTTGACTTAGCTGCTTGGGAAAATGGCTCAATGGGTAACTGTTTCTTCATAATTATCCCCAGTTTCCGTGATAACGGACAATTTTAATTAGTGTGTAATAGCTTATTCTGCGAGAATACTGTATATGTTTGCAATTAGAACATATTCTGACAAAATCCCGGTAAAAAGAATCTAGTGGGAGCATGTAAGTTGGTAGTTCTTTGGGCTGTGGTTCACCACAAGCTTGACATACCCATTCTTTTTCGTCTTTTAATAAGCCATATCTCGGTCCACCCCATTTACTCCAACCATATTTCATTTGATTGTCGGTCAAATCTTCTGACCCAGGGTCCATTTCTTCCTCATTTCTTTGTTATGGAATTGGGTATTCACACTACTACGCATTAAACCACCGCCGTGGATGTTTGCAAAGTAATATTCTAAGGCTCGGCAGCCGTGGGACCACTCATCATGGACCGGAATCTCATTAGATTGGTCCATAATCGTACTTTTTTTAGTCGGATAACGGTAATTCATTAAACAATCCCTTAATCTTTCGGTTTTATTCTGCTTTAAAATCAACATGGGGATGTATTTATGGGTTAATCTGATCTGGTCTGGTATCTGTAGGCCGTCTTTAGTCCGAATATGAATCCCAAACTTACCATAATCGTCTATTGGGGAAGTATTGGTAGTGATAGATCTGGCTTTACCGGCAGCATCGCCCGTATAAAGGTCAGCTTTCTTGTAGGGCTTACTTCTAATTACTGATACAAAGTGTTCTACATTAGCATCAGAAGCCTCGTAGTAATCTATAACCCGAAATTCACCATTATTGGGCTGGATCCAAATCAGAGCGGTAGGGTCATTCACTCCAAAATCAATAGAAATATGCACCGGTAGGAAGGGATCATAGTCAAATTCCCTATAATTATCACTGCTCCACTCCTCATAAACGGTTCCATATGGTCGCTCATACTCAGCTAGGATCTCTTGCCGGTAGTAGGCCATGCCCAAGCTCTTATACTCTTTCTCCATTGCTTCCAGCTCTTCCCGGTTCATATACGGGTTATCGTAGGAAGTGTAGTGGAAGCACCTGAATAGACCCTGTTCCTGTATCCGGTATAGGTTTTTAAAGCCCTTGGGTGTTCCGGCTATAATCGCCGGGGCCATATGAGGAGCTAGGTTGGGCCGGATAATTAGAGGCCAGATATCCTCGGTCCAGTCGTCATACTCATCTAGGACGGCTGCACCCCAGTTAGAGATACCTCTCAGTGAGTCAGCATTCTCCACTCCAAATAACTGCAACTTTCCCCCATTGGGATCAAATATGTCTTTATTAATGTGCGGCAGTTGCACTGTCAACTCATTTTCGTTAGTTTTGTAGGGAAAACCTATTTCTTTAAAATGGTACAGGAGTCTGGCTACATGGTCGTCCCAGACGATATTTTTCGCTTGCACCTTATTGGGCGCAATGAAAGGCACGTTTAAACCACTCTTTATTACTTGTTCCATCCCCCAACTAATTAAGAGGGAAGTCTTATTCCATTTTCTCCCGGCCCGGATCATGACCCACCGGGTCCCTTTATCTAACTCATCTAGAATATGCTGTTGGCCCTCATGGGGTTTAGACGGCCTACCCTCTTTATTAGAGTAGTACAGATTTAATTCAATAGCTTCTTTCTTTTTAGGCCGTCCCATTAAAGACCCTTTCTGTCAGCTCTTTATCGTATTCAATCTGTTCATGGCAGTTAACACAGGCCAAACGCCATTGTGACCGGTCATACAATTGCTCAGGCTCAGTATAGAAACGCCTCTTTTTACGGTGAGCAAAGGTTAAGAAGATACTGCCGGTGCATCCAGGCAACCTTAATTCACAGCTTTGGATACCGTGTTCCATACAGTATTCTTTCATCTTCTTATTGGCCTTTTGATTATATGATCTGTTTATACCAGTATTCCTTTCCCATACTGCGCTTCCATATTTCTTTAACATTATTAGGTGGTAGCCAAAAGGCTTCTATTTCTTTCCGGTGTAGGGGGGGGATACCTTGTTTTCCTTTAATAGAAATCCACCGAAGGGGTTCTCCTTTTTTAACCGCTACTAAGTCAAACAGATTAAAGAAGTCTCTATTTTTAGCCCACCGACCCATCCCCGCTTTATTATCAACAAAGTAACCTTCCTTAACCAGGTCTTTCTGAGCCTTTACCTCATACTTAGACCTCATATTGGAGGCCTTTCTTAGTTAACCTAAATATCCTGTTTCCTATAAAGAATGTGAAATCCGAACCATTACCTGCATCAATCAGTTTCTGCCTGTCAGTGTAGAGTGATCTAATCATTTGTTTCATCTTTCCAGGAAGAGACTCTTCTGGTTTATTTACTGTTTTCAGCATCCCCTTTTTCATAGTGCCTCCTATGTTTATCACATAAATATGCATCTTTCTTAATATCGCCCAATTCCCAGTCGTGGATGATGATATTAAATACTCCTACGGCTGTTGACTTACAACCTGGATGTTCACACTTATCTAAGATTAATTTCTTATATTCTTGAAAGGGTTCTACATTGTGTACACGGTCTTCTTTATTATTCTCTAATTGTGACTCCAATTCCTTAATGTAGGCCTTGAGTAAATCTATCTCTTTATTAGGGTTGTCTTGAGGGGTGTACACAATTGCAATAGGTTTATCCCTATTTGTGATAGTAATTGGCAGATTCTTTAAGTACTCTCCCAGATGTGACCTAAACTCTCTGATATTGACTTTAGTCATATGGATACATATTTAGCATAATTGTGTACACAGTACAAGTGGGAATGGGACTTTAATGGGCTGGAGCATGGACTTTAAGAGCCTGAGCATGCCCCCACATCTATATATATGAACCCCTAGGGTAGGTACTCCAGAGAAACAGGAGGTGGGGGGTGTACCCCTGATAACTTACCCCTACCTCTGGTGTATATGCGCACAATAATAGTTATGCGACTGTTATTAATGGGTATGTGTATCTGGTGCATGTTAGCGTGTTAACATGAGAACATGATAACCTAACCCCCACCCCTTACACCTTATCCCCTCCTTCTCTTCTCCCTGCCTCAGGTTGGG